GTTTACCGCATCTATGCAAAACAGTGATACATTGTCATTAATTGCAAATTATCTTTGGGATACACACAAAATACCTTACGGTGATTTTTTTAACAATGCAATAAATCATATATTATATGACCCAAGCGTGGATACAACTTTACAAAATGATTTTTATAAATTAAAATTAAAGTTTCAAGAATGGATAGATACAGATCTTCCAGATTTATATGTAGATGGCCATAAAGAATTAAATTTTATGATCGCACCAGCAGTTTATTTTCTGTATGCAGGGTTGCTAAACATAGATGCATTGTTTGACGCAGTGCTTACATCAATATCTAAATTAATTACAGTTGATGAAATAATTAAAGATTTGTGCTTATTCAGCAAAAATAGAATAATTGACATTGAATATACCCCAGGTAAAACTTTTACAACTAAGTATGATTGGAATATATACCTACAATCGGGTAAAATAAATCAAAAATTAACAAAATATACACTCAAAGATACCGAAATATTCACTGGTGGTAGACTTTTTGATATTGATTGGATATCATTATCTGGGCTTGCAAAAAAGAAGCAATATTTTTATAGAGTATGTTATGATTTCAGATCATCAAAAGTAGTTAAAAATATTGACTATCAGTAAATTTGAATGTATAATAATAAAAAAGGATTTATTTTTGTTAATTTTTAAAAAACATAGTAAACTAATAGGATGGCTGGCTAATATCATCACCGTAGTTGGGGTGGTATTCACTAGTCTTGATGTGTATCCGCTTAACATTATTATATTATCATTAGCTGGTGTGCTTTGGGTCATAACAGGTATACTATGGAAGAAACCAGAGTTATGGACATTAAACGCACTAATATGTGTGATTTATCTTTACGGATTATTTAGATGAGCAAATTAAAAGTCAGTGAAATCTTTTATTCAGCACAAGGTGAAGGACGTTTTGTGGGTGTGCCTAGTGTATTCTTGCGTACATTTGGTTGTAACTTTACCTGTGGTGGATTTGGTATGCAAGATCGCACACAGATGAGCACTGAGCGTGAATTTATTGATCCAGCAAAATATCGTATCTATGAAGAACTTCCTTTAGTTAATACAGGTTGTGATAGTTACGCAAGTTGGGATCCTAGATTTAAAAATTTTAGTCCCTTATTAGAAATCGATGCTGTAGTCAAACGTATGCTAGATCTAGTACCTAGTAATAGTTGGATCATGCCCAATGGTAATGATACACATTTGGTTATCACAGGTGGCGAACCCTTGCTAGGTTGGCAACGTGCTTATCCAGAATTGTTAAGTCACAAGGACATGTATAACTTAAAGAACTTAACATTTGAAACAAATGGTACCCAGGAACTACATGAAGACTTTGCCAAGTATCTAAAACTATGGAATCGTGGCAGCCGTGAGATTACGTTTAGTGTTAGTGCTAAACTAAGTGCGTCAGGTGAATCGTGGGCAGATGCGATTAAGCCTGAAATTGTTCGTAGCTACGAGAAAGTTGGTACAACTTATCTTAAGTTAGTAGTTGAGAATCCAGAAGACTTTGATGAAGTTGATCGAGCAGTATCAGAATACAGGAAGGCCAAGTTCAAAGGTGTTATATACATTATGCCAGTGGGCGGTGTGGTTAAAGTCTACGACGGAAATAAATTTAACGTAGCTGATGAAGCTATGCGTCGTGGTTATTATTACAGCCCAAGATTACATGTTGATCTTTGGGGTAATTCATGGGGAAAATAAAATGAACAAAGTATTAAATTATGTTAACTTACATATTTCACAAATGGAAATGATTGGAGTTGTCATGCGTATCATCAGTTTTAGTTTGGTATCATGGTTGGGTCCGCATAGTCCGTTCATGTTTGTTTGGATCTTTAATACCATTGATGCTATACTATTAACATATTGTGCAAGTATTAGAAAAGATCCTGCATATACATTATTAAATGGATTTTGGATCATAGTTGGATTAATTGGTATTACCAGAGCCGGAGGTTGGATTTAATGAGTTATTTGTTTACCAGTGAAAGTGTCAGTGAAGGACATCCAGATAAAGTAGCAGACGCTATCAGTGATGCTGTATTAGATTTAATGATGCGAGAAGGCAATAAGGCCTATCGGTGTGCTTGCGAAACCTTAGTAACAACTAATCGTGTAGTGATCGCTGGTGAATACAAAGGTATTTACAATCATCTAGAAGTTGAAAATGCTGTACGTCGTGTTATCCGTGACATCGGCTATGAGCAAGATGGATTCCATTGGGAAACTGTGGAGATCACTAACTTGATGCACGGACAGTCAGCAGACATCGCCCTAGGCACAGACACATTTGGTGCTGGTGATCAAGGATTGATGTTTGGTTATGCTACTAATAAAACACCCAACTATATGCCGCCAACTATTTACTGGAGTCACAAGATTGTAGAACGATTAACTGCTGTCCGCAAGAGCGGAGCAACTTGGTTAGGACCTGATGCTAAATCACAGGTCACAATCGAATTCAATGATGATTATACTATCAATCATATTGCTAAGATCGTATGTTCAACACAACATTCAGCAGACATGGATATTGACACAGTTAGAGAACAGGTAAAAGCAATTATTCTAACAATATTGCCAGCAGAACTTATTACAGCTGAAACAGAGTTTTTGATCAATCCAACTGGTCGCTTTGTCATTGGTGGACCAGATGGTGACACCGGCCTAACAGGACGTAAGATTATCGTTGATACCTATGGTGGTAGTTGCCCGCATGGTGGTGGGGCTTTCTCAGGTAAGGATCCTACTAAGGTAGATCGTAGTGCGGCTTATATGGCACGTTATCTAGCTAAGAACATCGTGGCCAGTGACCGGGCCACACATGCTATTGTTCAACTTGCTTATGCAATTGGGGTAGAGCAACCTATGAGCGTTTATGTTGACAGTGACGGAAATAATAGTGAGCTTACCTCATGGATAACTACTAATGTGGACCTAACACCTAAAGGCATTATTAATAGATTTGATCTATTCCGCCCTATTTACAGTAGTACAACTAACTACGGACACTTTGGTAAAGATGGTTTACCGTGGGAAGAGTTAGATTTATTCAAGGATTAATATGATAAAGAAATTGATCAATAGCTTGTTTGGTACTAAACCCGAACCAGCAGTTATTAAAGAACAAAAAACCAAAAAGACTCCCAAGGAGTTGGCTACAGAACGTGATGAGCCGTGGGTAGAAGTATTAAGTATGGACATCGATAAAGATAATCCAGGTAATGGTGCGTTTGAATTAGATTGGAATGACAAATTTTTGTCCAATTTAATACGTGCTGGATATCAAGGTAAAACAGATCAAGACATAGTAGATAATTGGTTCAAAGCAGTATGTCGCAATGTCATACAAGAAAACTTTGAGCAAGAGCAAGCTGATCCAGAAATTCGTGCCAGTAATCGCCGTGATTTAGGTGATGGTAGAACGGAAGTAAGTTGATCCTATATGTCAATGGTGACAGCCACAGTGCTGGTGCCGAAGCAGTAAACTCATTTGCATTTGCCAATGATGACCCACAGTACAAATATCTAGGAAGAGTCCCTCATCCTGATAACTTATTCGTTAGTTATGGTAATATCCTAGCAAAAAATCTTTCAGCTGAACTATATTGTGATGCCGAAAGTGCTAGCAGTAATGATCGTATCATCCGCACTACTAAACATTATCTTAAAAACAATCATCCAGATTTGATCGTAATTGGATGGAGCACATGGGAACGTGAAGAATGGTTATATGAAGGCCAATATTGGCAGATAAATGCAGGAGGCATTGGTAAAGATTGGCCCGATGCTATCAAGCAACAATACAAATATTGGGTGACAAATATCGATCATAAACAAAAACAGCGTGAAACACAAGGGAAAATATATCAGTTGCATCAAGACTTGAGTAATATTCCCCATTTGTTTTTTAATACATATTCTTCATTGAAATTAGCCGATAAAATTAATTGGCAAGCAAGTTATCTAAATCCATATGATGATGCTCAAACCTATTATAATTGGTTAAAGGAAAAAAATATAAAAACAGTTGGCCCAAATAATTATCATTTTGGTGCAGACGCACATCAAATGTGGGCTGATCAATTGACAAAAATCATAAATGAAAGTATAATAACTAAATGAGATATCTATTAGTTGACACTGCAAACACATTCTTCAGAGCCCGACATTCAGCACATCGCCAAAGTGACACTTGGGACAAGCTGGGTTTTGCTATCCACGTAACTCTAGCATCAATTAATAAATCATGGCGTGATCAAAAGGCTGATCATGTTATATTCTGTTTAGAAGGACGCAGTTGGCGTAAAGACTTCTATGAGCCCTATAAGAAAAACCGTAGTGTAGCACGTGCGGCACTTACCGAAAGCGAAGCAGAAGAAGATAAGTTATTTTGGGAAACCTTTGACAACTTAAAAACATTTGTCACAGAAAAGACTAACTGTAGTGTTCTACAACACAACGAACTTGAAGCAGATGATCTCATTGCTGGATTCATACAAGCCCATCCAGATGATCATCATACTATTGTTAGTAGTGATACAGATTTCTATCAACTCTTAGCAGACAACGTCAATCAATACAATGGTATCAGCGATGAGCTTCATACACTAAAAGGTATCTTTGATAAGAAAGGCAAACCAGTCATTGATAAGAAAACTAAAGAACCTAAGAAGATACCTAATCCACAGTTTATACTTTTTGAAAAGTGTATGCGTGGTGATCCTACAGACAATGTATTTTCCGCATTTCCAGGCGTGCGTACCAAAGGCAGTAAAAATAAAGTTGGCTTAGAAGAAGCCTACAGTGATAAAGATAAGAAAGGGTATAATTGGAACAACATGATGTTACAGCGTTGGGTTGATCACAATGGTATAGAGCATCGTGTGTTGGATGACTATGAGCGTAATCGCGTCCTAGTTGATCTAACAGCACAACCAGATGCGATAAAGGTTAAGATGGCAGAGACTATTGCAGCCGCCCAAGTTCCTAAGAACATGCCCATGGTTGGGGCACAGTTCTTAAAGTTCTGTGGTAAGTATGATCTAATTAAACTCAGTGATAATGCCAGTGCGATCAGTGAATGGTTGATGGCCAGTTACCCGCAGAAAGAACATGCATGATAGCAGATGGAAAGTTCCTAGCACTCGATCTTGAAAGCAATCAACCCAGCGGTAAGATCATACAGGTTGGTGTAGCCATTGGCGATAAGAACACACGTTTCGAAGACTATGTCGTCCGTAAATGGTATATAGATCCAAAAGAACCTATCAGTGAATTCATCAACGACCTGACAGGCATAACTGATGCCGACATACGTGCTAACTGTGTTAGCCACGAAACTGTAGCCCGTGAGCTCGGTGAACTAATAAAAGAACATAAGGTCTTTGTCAACCCAGTGACCTGGGGCGGTGGAGATAGTGTGGAATTATTGGCAGAATTCTGCAAAAACCATGCAGATTTCCCGCATTTTGGCCGTCGTTGGATCGATGTAAAAACTTTTTATACATACTTGATGCTGACCAGAGGTAAACAGCCTAGTGGTGGCCTAGCGTCAGCTATGGGCTACTTTAAACTTCATTTCAAAGGTGCGGCACATCGTGCAGATGTTGATGCGGCTAATACCTTAGCATTGTTTTTCAAACTGCTGGACCGTCAGGCTCGATTAGAAAGTATATTGGATTCAGCTAAAACTGTCTGATTTTAAGTAATAAAATTAATAACTTGGCGTTCTTTATTTTGCTTGACCTTTGATTAAATTAAACGTATAATATACGGATACTAACAAATTAGAAAAAAGAGTTTAAGTATGAATTTTGATCAAGATTTATTCAAAGCACAGATATTTCACGGCCTTAAAAGTCTTTTGACCGACGGTGATACTCTCCCTCCTAGATATCTTGAATTTTCCGTTTGCAAGGCATTTGGATTAAAACATGTAGGTGCTGGTAATTTTTACGCCGACGGAGTCAATTCTACAACTCAACTCAGTATTAAAACACGTATTTTTAAGCCGGATGTACTTAAAACTAAATCCGGTAGAGACTTCAATACGCATCCAGATAAATTTCTAGGGGCGAGACAGAATAAAAAACAAGGCAAGACTTGGGCAGGCGTTGAGTTTGTACAACGTCGTCAAGAGATCAACAACGAGCCTGGATCAACTGCTCGCCGAATTGGTCTGTTAACCCTTAGAGGATTTAGACAAAATATCGCAGAAAGCCGTCGCAAATTCCACACAACTAATACATTCGAAGCATTGCTGATACACGGCTACAATTGGCAACAGAATAGATACATGGTCAATGTCTATTGGCAGGAACAATCTTTGCCAAAAATTAAAGATATCACCTGGGAACACGAAGCAGGCGGAGTCAATGGGTATGTTACCATTGACGGCAAATCACAGATTGTCATGCATCGTGTCAGAGGCGGTGCTTCGAGAGAAGCAACTTGTTTTAAAGAATATAAAGACCCAACTAAATATAGTTACTCAGTAAGTATATCGGTGCCCATACCTGAATCGTGGCCCTTTGATAAAGAAAAAATTCTTACTGAACTTAAACACCTGAAGGAAGTAAAAGATGGTCCCATTCTATTCACAGAGTGACATTCGTATCTACAACGAAAATTGTTTAGATTATCTTAAAACACTGTCAGATGACTCTATAAAATTTACATTAACTAGCCCGCCATACGACGATATAAGAGATTATAAAGGCTATAGCTTTCCATTTGAAGATATTGCTAAAGAACTTTGGCGTACCACAAAAGTCGGGGGAGTAATTGCCTGGAATGTAGCGGATGCTACTGTTAAAGGCAGTGAGACCGGTACCAGTATGCGTCAGGCATTGTATTTTATGAGTTTAGGATTTAGACTGCATGATACAATGATCTATGCCAAACGTAATCCTATGCCTGCAGGTGTCAGTAGTAAACGATACCATCAAGCCTGGGAATATGTTTTTATTCTCAGCAAGGACGCTCCCGAAACATTTAATCCAATCATGGTTAAAGCAAAGTTTGGGCATCTCGAAGCTAATATGAAGCATCGAGGAAAAGACGGGGAAATAAAATACAAAAAAACAAAACGAAACGAATTTACCAAAGTTCGAAATATTTTTGAATATAGTGTCGGTGGTGGACACAGCACTAAAGATAAAGTGGCATTTGGACATCCAGCACTCATGCCAGAACAACTTGCACAAGATATGATTGCAACATGGACCAATGAGGGTGACGAGGTATTTGATCCATTTACAGGTGCTGGAACTACTGCAAAAATGTGTTTGCTCGCTAATAGAAAATTTCACGGAACTGAACTTAGTTTGGAATATTGCGAAATAGTTAAACAAAGAATTGAAAACGTATTAAATCCAAAAGAAAAAGATCTAAAAGTGTCTAAAGTTAAATCTATTATTACTTTAGATCCCAATTTATTCAAAATACAGAATTGAATTCCAAGATCAATCTAGCCAGTAATTTTGGTGAAATTCCAGATTGCTCTTACGACAGTTAGATCATATAATAAATACATATACTTGTTAATCCCGGTCCATTTCGTGACTAGGTACAGGTTTTAAACAGGAGAAATAAATCATGAGTCATACCATCGGTATCGACAACTCTGGTGTTGTCACAAGTCTACTAGTAAAAGATCATCCGGATTATATGTGGTATAGGGAAGCGATTCAAAATGCCCTAGAAGCAACCGAATCTTATATCAAAGAAAAAAATATTTCCAAAGCAGAAATTAATATTCGAAAATTGCATCTTAAAGGTCTTATCGAACAAGATGGATTAGATGTGTTTAAGAATAAACTTTGTGTTCTTAATTTAGGTGGTATGACAGCCACTGAATTAATGAAAGCTCTTAAGTTGGGTGGTAGTGGAAAAACTGCATCACTCACTGAAAACTACGGCGTAGGTATTAAAACTTCAGTCCTTAATTGGAGTGATTTACTTATTATCACTTATAAAAACAAAATAGGTCATTATGCTTATTTAGGTAAAGAATATACCGATGGTATCAACTTCGTAATCAAAGCATACACCGATGACGGTCAAGGAAGACCTGTTGAGGAATGCTCTGATTGGATTGAAAAAAATGCCAAAGAACGTGGATATGATCTCAGCAATGACTTTACAGAGATTGTTATCTTAGGTAAAGAAGTTAATCAAGATACTTATATCAACACATTTGGATTTGGTCCGGATGGTAAAGAGCGTAAACCTTTTGTTGCTACACATATCAAAGAAAATCTATGTAAGCGATATTTTAGACTGCCTGAAAATATTAAAATTAAAATAGATCCCAGTGCCAATAACGAAACCGGTGATAAAGGTGGTGCAATAATTTTTAAAACATTCATTGAAGCATTTGAGAATGCAGTAAATGACCCACGTCATTCTCAATACGAAGATGGAGAACAACCTCGTTCTGAAATTGTAGTAACTGAAGATGGTATTAAAATCCATTATTTTTGGGATGGTCCATGTGGGCAAGCATTCTCTACCCCAACAAATCCAGCTACCAATAGTTCATTGATTTCTTGTAGTTGGCCAGTAGCATTTAGCGGAATTGTTTGGAAAAACGAAATATATGATCCCAAAGTTAACACATATCGAACTTGGAAAACTGTAGCGTTTAGACTAGGTATACAAGATAATTTTAGTTATTTCAGAATCTTTGTAGAGTTACCCGATCGTGCAGTTATTACTGACAAATATCGAACAATCCTACAAACTCCAACAGGTGATCTGGCATTTGATAGTGATGAGAACCTTTATATGATTATGGCTCATATGCCAGACTGGTATAAAGAAAAAGCCAAAGCAACTAAAAAAGAAAATAAAACAAATTTTGAAGACGCACTAAAAAGTATGTTTTCAAAGTATATGGATCTTGATCGCCAACTATTGACTAAACCTAGTGATGGTCCAGGTCCTGTTTCTAAAAGGACCCAGCAAAACAAAGGTAATACCAGGAATACTCCTCCTACGGGATCAAAAGGATCTGCGCAAAAACCAAGGACGAATCCTCAATATTCGCAACCCGATGTTCCTACTATCCAGGAAGCAGATGATCCTAAAAAATACAACATCGAACATAACTTCTGTTGTTTAGTTGAAAAGGGTGGAGAAAACGGACGAGATTTATTAATTTATAATCCGAACTATAAAGCTATAGAAAAAATTGCTCAGCTTGCCGTTTCTAATTTACCCGATCCTGATCTATATTTTGATGATGCAAAAAATCTAGCCAGACGGTCTTTGGTATTGAATTCTGCATTATGGGTTATGATTTGTCGAAGTAAGATCGCTAGCGATCATATGACCTTAGAAGAATTCCAACTTAGTATCAGCAGTAACTTTATGGATACCTATATATTTGCTCGTGAATTACAAATAGCAGAAGAAGTAGAACGTGCTATTAAAAAGCAAAAAAGAGATAATGATAAAGTTATTGATACCGAGGAAAATCTACAGGATACATTTAATTTAGCTCAAATTCCCAAGACCAATGGCACTAGCTTTGTTGGTAATGAATACGACGAATCTGTTGCATAGTAATACCAAGATAGGCCCTTAATTGGGCCTATCATTTTCTAAAGGATAAAAAAAATGTTAAAAATATTATTAAACCCCCGTATCGATACAAAAAGTATGTCGCTGATGTCATATGACTCGGATCGGATCGTAGTTAAAGACACAGAAAGTGGAGAAGTCGTTGAGTGGTCGAGTTCGCATAAGATACCAAATCATAATCGATATACAACCGACCAGAGAGATCAGATTTATCGTGTTAATGCGATATTAGAAGAAAATCTTCTACGCTCGATGACCGAAGACGAGATCGAATATCTACTATATCCGTTAGGCAAGCCAGAAAAAATCGATCCGGAAGAATATCAAATCCTAGCAGGATTTGAGGTTAAAAAGGAAATCAAATATAAATGACAAACAAATATTTCAATTACCAAGGTGCCCCCTGGCAAATCATCGAAACGACGGATCCGTGGGACAAACCATTGACCTATGCTGTGGAGATGGACTCCACTCACGGAGCGATGTTAAACACGGAAGAATATAGCGAGGGCAGCGATTGGGAATACGTAGAGGCCAGTGCTGTTAGGATTGACGAATGGTTTCTTAAATCAGATCCGAATGATCTCTTTGATGTAGAAGAAGAGGATGATGATAACTTTTTAGAAGATCAACAACGTTACGTTGATATGATGTCTAATGTGCAGTCAATGTCTAATCAAAGTAGCAGACTAAAAGAAATGCTAGAAGGTCTTAGAAACCCTCCGTTCGACAAATCGAATAGAACCGTGGGGGAGGCTGAAGATATACTTGGCATGATCCGAGCACGGCAAGCAAACGAAATGCCCCCGACTGTGATATTGAATCCAAGTAAATACACAGATTCAAAGACCTTAGAGACGGCATTAGAGACGATTCGTAAAAAAGATTCAGAAGCAAATATCTGGGTCGGGACGGTCCCGGCGGATGATCTCTTAGCCACTTTGGTCAATCAAGAAACTGTTGGGCTTTCTAGCGTGCCGGATCCAAACAAACCGCTGGGATTTCTTTTGGATCCAGAAATTTTAGAGATAATCAAAAAGTTAGGTCCAAAAAAGGGATGAAACATTACACTATAGATAACTGTCCAGCACATATAAGAAATTATGTGTTTCAATCCGAAGAGTATAAAAAATTGCAGGATGAACTAACTCGATTGGATATGTTTAAGAAATTTTTTGATGTGCGTCTTTATAATATTATTTGGTCCAAATATATTTGGCAGGGCCGAGTTCCAAATTCCTATTATAACATGTCACACGGACCAAGGATCTGGAAGCCTCCACGCCCATGGTACGATACCGACAAAAAATTACCATGGGGAGTTAGATACGGTAAACCAAAAAATCCGTTTATAGGTCTAAAGGAAACCGGTGGCGAGAAACTGTTAGTTAGCAACAAGAAAAACAAGAAATATCATGAATTAAATCGTGAGTTTAGACGTATAGCTAAGTCTATTGGATTAGATTATAGATTTAAAATGAAAGGTTCAGATATAGAAATTATCTTAGAAGATTGGGAAGAAGTTTGGGCAGCAATAAAGATGACAACTACAAATTAATCCACTATAATAGTTGACATTTATCAAAAATCTAAATATAATATAGTATGACTAAAGAACTAGAAAAATTAGCAGCTCAAGCAGGATTACCCGTAACAGATAATCTTGAACATTTCTATCGTCTAGTTGGTGAGCGTTGTGCTGATATCTGTGGTAGCCAAGGTGATCAAAAGAACATACGCAGACATTTTGGTCTAGACTACTATGATGGTCCTAGCCATTATCAAAACAAAACATATCAGGAAACACAGTATGATTGGAATAAACATTACGTTGAGGAAAAGAAATAAATGGCACATATCATAGATAAAACTTTTGAATTCTGTTATGGACACAGAGTTTGGACACAAAAACTAAATGGTGAATATGCGGCAGACTTGAAGTGTGCGTGTAGACATCTTCATGGACATGAAGGTAAGATGCAGGTATATCTAAAGAGTCCAACAGGTACTTTAGATCCAACTGGCATGGTCACAGATTTCCGTCATCTCGAATGGTTAAAGAAATGGATCAATGAATATATCGATCATCAGTTTGTATTAGACAAGAGTGATCCGTTGTATAATCAAATCGTTGGTGATCGTGGTTTGGTTCCAGTATTGATACCAAACACAGACTATGTAGCAGGGTGGCAGTTAGACTTAACAGGCCTAGATCCTAACACACCAGAGTATGAATACTATGAAGGATTTATGATCGTGGACTTTGTTCCTACGAGTGAAAACTTATCTAGTTGGATGGCTGAACTAGTAGATGTTAAGATGAAACCATTGAACGTGACCGTTGACCATATTGATTGGTGGGAAACTCCTAAGAGCCGTAGCGTATATTACAAATGACCGTAACAGTTTTTATCCTACTAGCCTTATTTGGCATCAAGCATTTCATCGCTGACTTCTTGATGCAGTATGATTACATGCTCCGCGAAAAAGGTATCTATGGTGCTACCGGTGGAGTCCATCATGCCATAGTCCATGCTAGTTTTACATTCTTAATACTTGTATTCTTTTGTCCTAACGTAAATACAATTATCGCACTTTCTTTTGCGGACTTTGTCTTACACTATCATATAGATTATTTTAAACAGCGATTGAATAAGGGACTTACGCCAGCAGATCGTCGGTTCTGGATTTGGCTTGGATTAGATCAAGCTCTGCACTATTTAACTTACGTGGGAATTATCAGTTATGTCACTCTTAGCTAAAGCAATCGTTAAAAATAAATGTTGGGTCGTTGAAGATGATAACAACAATAAAGTTGGTACTATCATGACAAACCCACAAGGTGTAGTTTATCAACATGATCAAACTCGTGAACAATTCCCTAGTTTGAAAATGCTCAGTGACAAGTACAATATCGTTGTAGATAAAGCACCGCCGCGTAAAATCATCACAGAAAGCAACAATGTCTATGGATTTCCCTGTGAATATAAAGCTAATAACGTCCTATGGGATGTCAAACACAAGCTGCCTATCTTTACCAAAGGCACTAAAAGCAAGAGTTTCTTCTGTGCCGGATATTATATCGTTAAGTTTAACAACGGTTGGGTTAAATCATACTGTCCTAAACTAATCACACTTAATCGCTATGCTTATGCTGGTCCATATGAGTCAGCAGAAGAAATGCAAGAACATTTACGTATCGCTAACGGAGCTCTACATGGAACATCAATTAAGCCTGCATCTGAAGAAATTTAACGATCGTGTTAAAGTAATGAATCAAACCAATGCTAAAGAACTAAATCTCTCGGCATTAGAAGCACGTAATATCCACAGTGAGATTTTTGAATTACTGACGAAGATCAATGACCTAACAGAAATTAAACGAGCCACAGAAACAGAAGCAGTAGTATCAGTTGAATTTGATGGTGGAAATTTCTAATTATATATGTAGTTAATGGCATAAATAATACGTAAGGAGGATCGTCTAGTGAGTCGACCAAAACCCAACGTATTATTAGAACATGTAAATAAGACAACATATAAGAGTGATCAGATATTGAGCAGTGAAGGTATCTGGGCTGTGTTCTATGATAACCAACCTATCAATTTGAAAACACAGAATATTCTAGTGGCCTATCCTGGCCCTAAGTACAAAAAAGTATCATTTAGTAATCCAGGACATGCACACAATCTAGCTAAAAAGTTGAACACCTTGTTTAAATCAGATAAATTCACAGTGGTATTACTAAGTGCCGGAACTCCAGTATTTGCTTAATATATGGCACGCACTGCTGAATCGTTGCAAAATATATGGCAGGTCAAGTTCCAAGAACACACCCTAAATCCCTTTACTAGTGATCCTAAACTTGGTATACGATATCAACGCTATGACAATCCAGCATCATGGTGGCATAATCCAGTAAACCCAGATAGTTTAAGATTGACCCGACCAGCATTTAATATGCTGAATAAAAACAAAGAAATCAAGAATTGGCACTTTAAACTACCTACCGAATTAGTTAATCGCAGTTATATCCAATTAGAAAAAAACTTTACCAGCCCATACTACATATCTGGTCCGAAATCCATTTATGTATTCAGCGAGCAGGATAGTATCATGCTGGCTCTACATGGTAGTAATCTACAACAATATCTTGACAATCTAGCCGGTTGATGCTATACTAGTTTTATGTTTGAATATCTAGGCACACTGATTGGCATGCATCAAGTAGATGGAATTATATCGTCTGCCCAAGCAGAAGACTCCTCACAAAAACCTCAAGTGGTCCAAATGGGTACACCTAGGCCCGGTTATCGTATTCCACGTGATCAACGTTTTGAAGCGATCCGCAAGCGTTTTGAACGTCAGTTAGAAGCGGATAAAAACACCCCCGATCCCCACGCAGATATGTGGGATAAAGACTGGATTAATAAGCCCTAAAAACATGAAAAATGCAC